CTCCCCGACACCGTAGTATTCTAGCTAACAGATTCAGAGAGGGCAGGGAGAAATCTCTGCCCTTCTTTCTTTTATCAGGCATGAAAGTAAAGAAAATTAAAGTGAATTAGAGTAAATTAGAGTAAATTAGAGTGATTATCATTGAATTAGAGTAGAACGATGTGATATTGGTATAATAAGAGTACCTTGTAAAAACGACATGAAGTCATGGGCTGAATACTTCTACAACAGCAGGGCATGGCATCAAACGCGTAATGCCTTTCTTGCTTACAAATGCTATCTATGCGAGAGATGCAGCACACCAAGTAATCCCATCGTCGCTACTGAGGTGCACCACAAAGTGCACCTCAGTCAGGATAACATCACAGATATCATGACCACCCTACAGTGGGATAACCTAGAAGCCTTGTGTTGGGACTGCCACAACCGAGAGCATCATAGCGCTACAGAGTCATTACTGTGTTACACCTTTGATGACAATGGAAACATAATCCCCAAACAACCCCTGTTTCTGAAACAGGCATAAACGAACAAACATTCTCAAACAGGTTGTCTTTCTCGGACACATCGCAAGCTATTCATCCGAGATACTGTCCGATAAACACTCAATCATTCTTTCAGTAGTCACGGATAATATCCGGATTATATATCTCACACAGAAACAGACTCATTGGCAGTCATGTTGCATAACAATTTATCCCCAATGTTTTCAATCATATACTCCCCCCAGTCTAAAGCTGTCTTGTGCGTGGATGAAAACCGAGCGCGTCGTTGATTTTTACCCCGCAAGGTCGCGCGTGAGGGGGTGTATCAAAGAAGCACCAGATGTGTAGGTGGGGTGCTTTGCAAAGCACCCCACCTACTTTTTGCCATTACATGCTTATTTCGTAGTAGTGCACCTTGAATTCTGCTTGATACAGCCCATTTTGGCTCTGCCATTCATGGTTGCCATCGAAGAATCCCATAGACATTGGAGCTGGGAAATAGTCAGTCTCAAATGATACAAAATTATCGCCAGTAATTGCTTCGTTAGCGTTGTCAAGCCAGATTTCCATTCTTACGGGAGGGTCTGAATCATATTCTCCGTTGCGATCAAGGATAGTAATTTCAATTGCCGTTATAGTTCGCCTACTATAGTAAAGATCATGGTTGTATTGGAACCATTCGTAGTCAATATCTAAAAAATATCGTGGCATATCATCGTCATCCCATAAATCGCAATAGAGCATGTAAAACGATGTAGTTGAGTAAATTGCGCTAACATTCAGATTGGATTGAATATTAGTGAAATCGGAACTCCAACCTATAAAATCCCAATCAGGCCTTGTGCCAGTAAACCCATTTGGAGCAATAGCGTTACTGCCGGATTCAACTGCTTGCTTTGAAATTACAGAATTATTCCAGTCTAAAAAAGTCACAGTATAAAACGTGGCTGGGGCAAAATCATCGATACTCATAGCTGATGACTGGCTTACCCAGATTTCAAGGTAGCTATCTATTTGGTACCCATATAGATCATATTCATATAGATATATACTCCAATAGCCGCTTGAACTCCACCACCATATTTGCAAGGATACAAAATCGAACTCTGCGTCATGAACCCATGGTCCCCAAACTTCGATATATGATTCATTCGAATATACGTTGAAGTAGTAATATGCAGAGTCTATCTCATCGCACTCGATTTCTATATAACCATTTGTGTTGTAGTAAGGGCAATCCGAGTAAAAACCGGCATAAAGACAGACTTCTTCGGGTGGATCCGCCGCTATTGGTGCTGGCATAGCAAACCCAGCAATCATCAAAGCCACCAGTGACAAAACTGTAAATATTTTCCTAGTGAATTTCATACTAACTCCTTAAATTTATTAACATATTTGGCCTGAGATGAGGCAGGGGAATATTCCTGTCTGAGCTAGGTCACTTATGCAATAAGGCAATCACCTCCTTTGTTTATGTGTCTCGGTATGAAGTGATTAGAAAGAGTTTTTCTGTATAGCGAATTATCTCTAACCATTATAACACAGCAGCTGGCGAAACGTGAGGAGATATAACAAGCGCATTATACGTAACTGACTATTTTGATAAAAAGGAGGCGGCTTTCATGGCGACTACCAAAAACTTAAGTAAAGATCAGCGGATAAGAAAAGAGATCCTCAGACTTAAGAGAAGTTTCACGCACCTTGATGCCAATAAAAGGCAAACGGTGGAAAGCTTGATACATACGGCAGCTTTCATGACCGTGTCTCTTGGAGAGCTACAGGAGATTATCAATCAGCATGGATACACCGACGATTATCCCTATGGGGTAGACCAGGTCGGGAAGAAACAGAGCGAGGCGGTAAAGACGCACATCGCAATGACCAAAAACCTCACAGCTATTTTGAAGCAGCTGGCAGACCTTGCGCCGCCGGAGCAGAAAAAGGTCAGCAAGCTCCAAGCTTTAAGGGATGAATGATGTCCGCCCCCAATTACATCTACGAGTATTATGCCGGCATAGAGTCGGGGGAGATTGTAGTTGGCAAATGGATCCGTTCGCTGTACGAAATCATCATAGACGGCTTACAGCACGGCGATTATCAACTTGATGCCAAGAAAGCTAATAAGGCAATCCGTTTTATCGAGACGTTCTGCCATCACAGCGAGGGGAGAGAAGATCTGCTGAAACTAGAGTTGTGGCAGAAGGCTCTTGTTTCCTGCATCTTCGGCATTGTGGATGATGACGGCCTGCGAATCTGGCGTGAAGTAGTGATAATCATTGGCAGAAAGAACGGTAAGACTCTTTTCGCATCTGCCATCATCGCTTATATGGCCTATATGGACGGGGAGTATGGCGCTAAGGTCTATTGCCTTGCGCCGAAGTTGGAGCAGGCCAATATCGTATACGACAGCTTTTACCAGATGCTTAAGAAAGAAAAAGACCTGTCGCATCTATCGCTGAAAAGGCGCAGCGACATCTATATCGAGGAGAGCAATACGGTTATCAAGCCGCTTGCTTTCAATGCCAAGAAATCAGACGGGTTCAACCCCCATCTGGTAGTAAATGACGAAATCGCCAGCTGGCGCGGTGCTCCCGGGCTGAAACAATATGAGGTCATGAAGTCGGCCTTGGGTGCTAGGCAGCAGCCGCTTATTCTCAGCATTTCTACCGCGGGATATGAGAACGACGGCATTTACGATGAGCTCATGAAACGCTCCACCGCATTTCTTAAGGGCAGCAGCAAAGAACGAAGGTTATTGCCTGTTTTATACACCATCGATGACGCAGAACGATGGAACGACGTTGGGGAAATCAAGAAGGCCAACCCCAATATGGGAGTATCTGTTTTTGAGCCTTTTTTCAAAGACGAAATCCTTATCGCCGAGAGTAGCATATCAAAACGCACAGAGTTCTTGACCAAGTACTGCAACATCAAACAAAGCTCAGCAGCTGCATGGCTTGAATATGGGCTTGTTGACAGATTGGGTGTATCGGTAACGCTGGATGATTTCCGAAAGACGTATGGCGTCGGCGGGATAGACTTGTCGCAAACGACGGATCTAACTGCTGCCAGCTGCATCATCGAGAGGGGCGGCAAGCTCTATACCTTTTGCCAGTTTTTCATGCCGTCGGCTCGGCTAGAGACAGCTCAAGCGACCGACGGCGTGGCCTATGACATTTTCGTGCGTAAGGGATTACTTACTTTATCAGGCGAAAACTACGTTGACTATAAGGATGTGAGCAAGTGGTTTTTGATGTTGCGCCAAAAGTACGAAATCTACTTACTCAAAGTCGGCTATGACAGGTACTCCGCGCAGTTTTTGGTGGATGACCTAAAGGGCTACGGCTTTCACATGGATGAGGTATTCCAGGGGGATAATCTCGCACCTGTTATTCGTGAGTTTGAGGGCATTATCAAAGACGGCAACTTCAAAATCGCGGATAACAGCTTGCTCAAGGCTCACTTTTTGAATGTGGCTTTACACCACGACATTATCAGGAGACGCTTCCGCCCGGTAAAGATTGAGGAGCGTGCCAGAATAGACGGCTTTGTATCGGTTATTGATGCGCTTACAGTCAGACAAAAATATTACGGGGAAATCGGCGGGATGCTGAAAAATAAGAGGTGATAGTATGGGGCTTTTAGATACACTGTTCGGCAGACGCCGCAGGCAAGTCGCGGCAGACAGATATTTCAAAATGCTTACCGGCTACAGCCCTATGTGGACAACACCTTCCGAGAAGATTTACGAGTACGAAATCATCCGCGCGTCGATACACTCGTTCGCAAGCCTATGCAGTAAGCTTAAACCGGAAATCAGAGGCTCGGCTATGCGGCAACTGGAGGATACGCTCCAGTTTCGGCCGAACCCCTTTATGGACACGTCGAAATTCCTGTATCGGCTGGCCACCATATTGAGCGTAAACAACACGGCTTTTGTTCTGCCGATGGAGAATAAAGCAGGGGAGCTTGTCGGTTACTACCCATTGCTGCCGGAGTCCTGCGAAGTGATAGATGTCGGTGGCGAGCCTTTTCTACGCTATAACTTCGCATCCGGGGAGAGAGCTGCCATTGAGCTGGAAAAAGTCGGAATACTCACTCATCACCACTACTCCGAAGAGCTATTCGGTGACAGCAACGCAGCGCTGCGCCCCACTCTTAACTTGATTCATACGCAGAACCAGGGCATTGTCGCGGCGGTTAAAAACTCGGCCGTGGTTCGCTTCTTGGGCAGGTTGGCGAATGTCTACACGAAAGACGACCGAGACAAATCACGCAATCAATTCACGGCAGAAAATCTTGCCGCTGATAACAAGAGCGGCATTGTTATTTATGATGCCACGTTTGCCGATGTGAAGCCTATCGAGAGCAAGCCTTATACCATCAACGCCGAGCAGATGAAGCTCATCAACACCAATGTCTATAACTACTTCGGCACAAACGAGAAAATCTTACAAAACTCATACGACGAAGAAGGCTGGAACGCGTACTACGAAGGCAAAATAGAGCCTTTTGCGCTGCAGCTGTCGCTAGTCATGAGCAATATCACTTTCAGCGAACGCGAAATCGCGCATGGGAATCAAGTTATTTTCTCGGCCAATCGCCTGCAGTATACAAGCAACAATACCAAGCTGAATATATCGACTCAGCTTTTCGACCGCGGTCTTGTCAGCCGCAATGACGTAATGCATATTTGGGGCATGCCGCATGTGGAAGGCGGCGATACGCATTACATCCGCAAAGAATACGCAAAACTGGAAGATTTGGGGAAGGAGTGGAATATAAATGCCAATAATCAAGTCGCGGGAATACAGAAGAATGACCCTGCCGCTGGCGCTGGTGTCGGCGGAACGCACCAAGAGGTTTGATACAGAGTTCTACGTTGAGGGATATGCCACCACATTTGATACGCCGTATGTCATGGGCGAAAAGCACGGGGTGCAGTACTTTGAGAGTGTATCAAGGTCTGCGTTGATTGATGCGGATATGTCCGATGTGATTATGCAGTATAACCATGAGGGCAAGGTGCTTGCCAGGATGTCAAACGGCACTCTTGGGGTGGAAACAGATGGCACAGGGCTATTTATCTATGCAGACTTATCCAAGAGCAGAGCCGCGCAGGATATGTACGAAGAAATCCGTGCTGGGCTGATTACTCAAATGTCTTGGGCGTTTCGGGTTGATTCTGACGTATATGACAATGGTACCCGCACGCGGGTAATCAAGCGCATGAAAAAGGTCTATGACGTGTCGGCGGTAAGCCATCCGGCAAACCCTGACACTGAAATAGTCGCGCGTTCCTACATTGACGGAGTGATTGATGTAGAGAGACGGGAGGCGTTAGCGCGAAGGCGACACTTACTAAAACTAAAAATTATGATGGAGGATTTAAGAAATGTTACTAAAGGAAATTGAAACTCGTTTATCAGGGATTTCAGAGGAAATCGAGACCAAGGGTGACGCTCTGACCGAAGAGCAAATCACTGCGCTTGATAGTGAAGTAACCGCTCTCAAAGAAGAGAGAACTAAGCTCATCGCTGCGAACGAAAAGAGAGCCGCAATGCTCAAGGACATCGCTGCCGGCAATATCGGTACGGTTGTTAAAACCTACACAGCTACCGTAGCACCGGCAGCTGTGGTAGATCGCTACGACACACCGGAGTATCGCAATGCTTTCATGCACCATGTATGTCGTAATGCCGCAATACCTGTTGAATATCGCGCTGATGCGCTAACAACCACGTCCGATGCAGGGGCGGTTATTCCCACTACTATCTTGCAGGAGATGATTCGCAAGTTAGATAGTTATGGTGCAATTTACGGGAAGGTGCGCAAGCTGAATATTCAGGGCGGCGTTGACGTTCCGATATTGTCGCTTAAACCTACTGCGCAGTGGATAGGTGAAACCAAATCAAGTGATGACCAGAAAATTCAGGCTAATACCAACGTATCATTTAGCTATTATGGTCTGGAAGTTAAGATTGCACAGACACTACTTACAAACGTGGTGACCTTCGACATGTTCCAGCGCGAGTTTACTAAGCTTGCTACAGAGGCAATCGTGAAAGAAATGGAAAAGGCTATCTTTACCGGCAATGGTACCGGAAAGGCGTTAGGTATTACAGTAGACAGCCGCGTACCATCCGCAAACGTTATCACGATGGCTCCCGATGATTGGGGTAAATGGGCTGGGTGGAAAAAGAAAGTCTTCGCCAAGATGAAAAAGGCTTACCGCAGAGGCATCTTTGTTATGGCACAAGGCACATTTGACGGATATATTGATGGCATGGTTGACACTACCGGGCAACCCATTGGTCGTGTGAACTATGGCATCGATGGAGGGGAGACTTACCGCTTCGGTGGCAAGTCGGTTGAAACTGTTGAAGATGATGTGATTGTTGGTTATGACGAAGCCGCAACTGGCGATGTCGTAGCAGTATTTTTTGATCCATCTGACTATGCCATCAACAGCAATATGCAGATGACGCTTGTGAAGTGGACAGACCACGATGACAACAAAATCAAAAACAAGGCCATCCTTATCTGCGATGGCAAACTACTCGACCCCAACGGCGTTCTAATCATCAAAAAGGGTGTCGCTTCGGGCGGATAAACCGGAAGGAGGCGGCAATGTTAGAAAAAGTAAAGGTCGCGCTGCGCATCATGTCAACGGCTTTTGACGGCGAGATTGAGAACTTAATTGCCGCCTGTAAAGCGGATTTGCGCATCGCGGGGATTAACGTGGAGCTGGCTGAGAGTGTAACACCTCCGGCCGGCGACCCACTGCTTGAAAGAGCCATTATTCTGTATTGCAAAGGGCATTATGGGTGGAATGAGATCAGCGAGAAGTACGTCGAAGCTTACCAGCACTTGAAAGTATCGCTGGCTTTGGTAGGTGATAGCCGTGCGTTGGAGTGATGAACTGGTACTAATTGGCACTACACCAGCGCCGCCTGATAGCCAAGGTTTTCCAACACCAGCGTTAGAGACTCGCAACGCAATCTTTGCCAATCGTAAGAGTGTGGGTTACAGCGAGTTTTTTCAGGCCAAACAAGCAGGGTATACCGAGTGGCTGAAGTTTGATGTGCATAGCGCGGACTACGCTAAGCAAGAACTGGCTGAGTATGAAGGCAAACGCTATACCATATTGCGCACTTACATCGACCAAAAGAGTAATGGTGAGTTTATTGAGCTGACTTTGTCTGATCTGTCGCAGCGCGGAGGTGGCAATGGCTAGCTTTACTCTGGCAGGCCTTGACCAAATAATGCTACGCATGCAAAGCCAAGGCAAGGTTGATGAAATAGTGCCTGATATGCTGATAGCGGGGGCCAAGGTGCTCATCCCTTATCAAAAAGCAGAAGCCGAACGTGTCGCTATGGGTGATGATAGTATCGGTACAATGGCTCGCTCTATTGGCGCTACAAACGTCAGAAAGACTAAGTCAGGCGGGCTTGCTATCCAAGTTTACCCGCAAGGGGAACAACCACACGGCAACCCGTTCAAGAAAAAAGGTGGTATGGTTTCAAACGCATCGGTCGGTTTTATGTTGGAGTATGGTACGTCTAAGATGGCATCCCGCCCTTGGATATCTGTAGCTAGGATTAAAGCTGAGCAGGCAGTTATCGATGCCATGACTAAAGTTTATCTGGAGTGGGAGGCAAAGCAAGATGCCTGATATTGATGGGTTGGTACAATCTACGCTTGAGATGCTGGGCACTCCGGTCAGCAGACTTTTTTATAAGGGTGATGAAACTACGTACATCACTTTCCAGCGTATCCTTGGCAGGGAGAATGCCTTTGCCGACGATGATGGCACGGCCTATGAGCACTACTTCCGCTGTGATATCTACTCGCGGGACAACTACACCGAGCTGCTTAAAGGCACACTCAAGGCATTGAAAGACGCAGGATTTTACGGCATTACAGTCAATGCCGAGCTCTACGAGCATGATAGCGGATTTTTTCACATTTCAGTCGATTTTGAATATATGGAGGTAAAACAATGGCAACAATAGGCTTAAAAGATATCTTTTATGCGAAGGTTACAGAAGGGACTGCCGGCGCTCCCGATACTTATGGCACGCCGAAGCGGATGGCTAAAGGTATCAGCGCTGATTTAACGGTAGAAATTGCCGAAGCTGTGCTTTATGCGGATGACAGCGTTGATGCGGTTGTCAAAGAGTTTGTCAGCGGTGAGCTCAAGCTTGGAGTGAATGACTTAACACCTGAAATACAAGCTGAATTGCTCGGGCAGACAATTGGCACGGATGGGGTGCTGTACTCAAGCGGTGACGATGAAGCACCGTACTTCGCTGTCGGGTTTAGCGCGAAGCGCCCCGGTGGTTCGTACAGGTACGTGTGGCTGCATAAAACAAAGTTCGCTGTGCCGAATGAAAAGTACGCTACCAAGGGGAATAACATCGCTTTCAACACGCCTGAGCTTGTAGGCAAGTTTATCAAGCGTGACGATGGGATTTGGAAAGCCGATGTTGTTGGCGACCCGACCGAGACGGTGGCCAAAGGTTGGTTTGCCGCTGTTAAAGAACCCACTGTATAGCCGAAAAAAGAATATAAAAAGGGGGAAAGAGGGGTAGCTCACGCGTGAGCTACCCCTTGTTTATTATGAGCACAATTAAAGACGCAAGCTATCCGATTACGCTAGACAAAGAACGCCGCTTGTATTACTCGCTCAATGCTGTCGATGAGATGCAAGACAAATTCGGCGGCATTGATAAATTAGGTGAAGCGCTTTCCGGCAAAACCCAGCTCAAGAATCTTGTCTGGGTTATTACGCTTGGCCTTAATGAAGGCGCAGCTCTTGAGCAGTTCTTAAAAAGCGGCTCCACCGAGGGGGCGGAGATACTGCCGGAGCGTACTGTCGCACTGCTGGTCAATACCGGCAATATGTCTGAAATCCAAGGCGCATTTTACAAAGCATTTCGTACTGCCGGTTCCGGCAAGGCGGAGCTGTCTCCGGATGAAATAGAAGACGCAAAAAACCTGAAGGCGGGGAAGCCAACGTAGACATTCCCCGCTACTTATATCTGGGCAAGGTGCAGCTGGGCTATCCGGAGAAAGAAGTCTGGCTAATGACACCCTACAAAATCAAGGCACTTTTTGAAATACATAGAGAGTTTGCCGGGGCTGCTACGCCCACGAAAGAAACCGGCATTGATGACATATTCGGGGGGTTGTGATGGCAAAAGAAGGCAAAATCGGGACAGGTATTGAGATGAGTGGGGAACAAGCATACAAGGCGGCTTGCAATGAGATAGCCGGCAATCTGCGTGTACTTGGCTCCGAAATGAAAGCGGTTACAGCTGAATTTGGTGCCAACGCAAATTCCACCGAAGGGCTTACTAAAAAACAGGACATTCTCAAAAAGCAATTCGATGAGCAGAACAAAGCTGTGGCGGAAGCTGAGAAGCAACTCTCAGCGATGCGCAAAGAGGGGATTGACCCTGCCTCCCCGGCTTATCAAAAGATGGAAGTCTCTTTGAATAACGCCAAAGCCGCGCTCTCAAAGACTAAGTCTGAGCTTGATAACACAACCGAATCGCTTAAGAAATCAAAGGTAGATTGGGAAGCAATCGGCGACGTTATCAAGGGCGTTGGTGTAGCTATCGGGGCGTCAATGGCGGCCGTCGGAGCTGCTGCTGCCGCCATGGGTGCTGCACTCTATGACATGGCTACTCAGGCAGCCTCTGCCGGCGACAAAGTAGACAAAGAGTCACAGAAAATCGGCTTATCAGCTGAAGCTTATCAGGAATGGGACTATGTACTAAAGCAATCAGGCGCAAGTATCGATAGCCTCGGTGTGGGCATGAAAACCCTGCAGAACACCATGGCAGGCGTTACCGAAGACGGCGACAAATCTTCGGAGGTTTTTGCCAAAATCGGCATTAGTTTCGACGAAATCAAAGACAAATCCCCCGAAGAAGCCTTTGATATGACCATTAAGGCTCTCCAGCAAATGCCGGAGGGCGCTGATAAAACGGCGGCGGCACTTAAGCTCTTGGGCAAACAGGGCATGGAACTCATGCCACTCCTAAACTCCACGGCTGCAGAGACCGATGCGCTGAAACAGCGAGCGCATGACTTAGGCGTGGTCATGTCGGGAGCGGCTGTCGGTGCCGCCGTCGAATTTACCGACCGCATGACTGACCTCAAGGGCTCATTCACTGGTATCAAGAACTCAATCGGTGCTGACTTGTTACCGGGGTTCGGCATGATACTTGGCGGCTTAACGGATCTACTTACAGGGCAGGAGGATGCAGGCGACGCTATTGTGCAGGGGGTTGAAACCCTTGTGAAAGGCATTAGCGAGGCAATCCCGCACCTTGTGGGTACGATTAGCACAATCGCTACCACCATCGCTGAAATCGCCCCGGACATCATTACGTCGCTTGTGGACGGTGTGGTGAGCAATTTGCCCATGCTGTTGGATGCGGCCTTGATGCTGATTTTGACGCTGGTACAGGGCATATTGCAGGCAATCCCGCGCTTACTTGAAGGGGCGTTGACTATCATCCAAGGGTTAGCCAGAGGTATATCCGAAGCGCTGCCAATCCTGATACCCGCCATCGTTGACGTGATGGCCAAAATCGTGGAAATGCTAATTGGTAACATCCCGATGCTGGTAGAGGCGGCTTTAAGCTTAGTAATAGGGCTTGCAAACGGCATTATGGCGGCGATACCGATCTTGATAGCCGCTGTGCCGAAGATTATCAACGGGCTTATAACGGCTTTGCTGGATAGCATATCGCTTATCATACAGGCAGGCGCGGAGCTGCTAACGTCGCTTGTGGGTGCTCTGCCGGAAATTATCGACAGCATTGTGAAGGCAATCCCCGAAATCATCGACGGCATTATCAATGCGCTTACTGTCAATATCCCTCTCGTAATTGATGCAGGCATTACCTTGTTGTCATCTGTAGTGGGTGCTTTGCCTGACATCATGAAAACGATAACGAGCTCAATTTCCACGATTATCAAGAGTGTTCTTAGCGCGCTACTGGGGGCATTGCCGCTAATAGTGGACGCTTTTTTCACTCTTTTGACTTCATTGACCAAAGCGTTGCCGGACATACTCACGGCGATTATCGACTCGGTAGAAACTATTCTCACTAGCATATTGGATGTGATTATGGATTCAATCCCTGTCATTATCGATGTCGGGTTGAAACTTTTGACGTCGCTTGTCGGAGCATTGGAGCAAATCATTGGTGTTGTGGTCTCCGTGATTCCGACAATAGTCAATGCGCTGGTGAGCGCAGTTATAAAGCTTATCCCCTTAATCATACAGGCGGGGCTGGATTTGCTCATATCGCTGGTTGCCGCTCTGCCTGAAATCGTCGCGGCAATTGTATCCGTTATCCCTGTGATTATCGACGCACTCCTTAGCGTCATACTGGGAGCCATCCCCCTCTTAATTGATGCCGGGATGCAACTGCTTATATCTCTTGTGACGGCACTACCTGAAATCATAGTGAGCATTGTGGCAGTAATTCCTCAAATTATCAGCGGCATTATTGATGCTTTGATGGAGGCCATTCCGCTGATCATCAATGCCGGTATCAATCTCTTGATATCACTGGTGGCCGCTTTGCCGCAGATTATCACGTCTATCGTTAGCGTTATACCGACGATAATCGCAAGCTTACTTGATGCCATCCTTGGCAACATTGGGAAATTCCTTGAGATGGGCATCACACTCATTATCGAGCTTGCCAAAGGTCTGATTAAGGCTATACCTGAGCTACTCAAGAAAATCCCCGAAATCATTGCGTCAATCGTTGGTGGTCTTGCTTCAGGGGTTGGGGAGATGCTCAAAATGGGCGGCAAGCTCATTGAGGGGTTGTGGAATGGTATCAGCAATATGTCAAAGTGGGTAATGGATAAGGTCAAAGAGTTTTGCGGCAATGTCATCGGTGGCATTAAAAACTTCTTCGGCATCAAATCCCCGTCTAAGGTTATGGCTGGCATTGGCGAAAACTTAGCTGAAGGTCTGGCTGAGGGCTTTGAAGACGAAGCCGGTAATACGCTCAATAGCATTACCGACGCTTTAGATATGGACGGCATTGGCCTTAACGATGCAGAGCAAGACATGATTGACGGCATCTGGGAAGGTATTCAGAGCCAGCAGCAGGCACTTACGGCCAATGTTCGCGGCATGATGAAGTCGCTTGTGGCTGCTGTGGAAGACGAACTGGAAATAGCTTCACCATCGCAAATCTTTGCTGACATCGGTGCTTCTATGGCATGGGGTTTATCTGCCGGGTTTGCCGCTGAGATGCGTGGCGTGGAACGCAGCATGAGATTATCTGCCGGCTCAATAGCTCCCGTGGGTATCGATATGGGCAACGGCGCAACGAGTGGCGGCAGCACCGGAATCAATGTAATCCAAAACATCTACGCTAATGACACAAGCTATGCCGAACAGCAAAGAGAGGCTGCCAAGCAGCTGCGTACAGTTGCCAGGGAGGTAATGCCATGAGAGAGAAATTAACCTATACAAACGAACGTGGGGAAAGCTTGGTCTTTTCCCCCGATTCTGTTTATCACGTCAATCTCAAAGACGTATCA